GAGCCAGGCGATCACCGACCTGCCCATCGAGCCGATCGCGCCGCCGCAGGCCCAGCCGCGCCCGAAGGGGATGCAATGGCCGATAGGGTTCCAGCGGCTGCTGCCCAGCCCGTTGCTGGGGGTGCCGCCGTTTGGCTACCAGGGGGGGCCGCTGCTGGCCGCGCCGGGGACGGCGGACGCTAACCTGCTGGCCCCGAACAAGGCCCAGCGGGGGGTGCCGGGGGTGCCGGGGGCCGACGACCGGATCGAGTTCCAGAACCCGCTTGCTTTGATCCCCAGGCTTGCTAAAGAGCGCAAGGACATACCGGGGCAGGACATCTAGATGCGCAGCAGGCGGGAGCCGAGCCACTCGGCCAGTCTTGGAAACATTCCAAAGAGGGATGTCGGCGGCTGGTGCAAGGAGATCATCGACAAATGCACGGTGAGCCGGCGGCCCCGGGTCCAGCACGCCGAGACCATGCGGAACTTCTACTATACGGGCACTGATGGTGGGGAAGGGGCCATTGACAACGAGATATATCCGGCCATCGACCACCTCGCCTCCAGCTTGTTCTCCCCTCTTGAACCGCGCTTTGCCATGACCTTTGACCACTCGAACGACGCCGAGAACCGGGCCAAGGGGGAGATGGCGGCCAAGGTGTTGAGCCGGGACTTCGCCCATCAGGGCGTGGACTCTGCCTTCTCCACTGCTGTCAACTGGGGCCTCGTCGACGGGTGCTGCTTTGTCAAGCTGCTGTGGGGGCGGCTGGGCTTTGACCCGTGGGTCGTCGCCCAGGGCTATATGGGCGTCTACCACGAGGGGCTGACCAACCTCGACCGGCAGGACGCCTTCGTGCATACGAGCTTTATGACCCTGGCCAGCTTTGAGCGGAGCATCCGGGATCATCCCGAGGAGCGCAAGATCCTGGCGTACGTGCGCAAGCAGGCCGCCGACAACAAGCAGGAGCTGGGTGAGAAGAGAGATATTCGGACGCTGCTGATCGGCGGCACGTTGCCGGTGAACCTGACGCCGCCGCAGAGTAATATCCCGGGTGGCTGGGTCAACTGGGTCAAGGGACCCAGGGCGCAACTCGATCCTGGCACGGTGGCCGAGCTGGTCCAGATCGACGAGCTGTGGGTGATCGACAATGAACGGGAAGACTACTCCACGTTTCAGGTGGTGGACGAGATTGTGGTTGAGGGCAAACTCCAACGCCGCAATCTCTTCGATATCAAAGGGCATCACCCGTTTGTCCAAGTCTGCCCGAACGAAACCATCGACTACTTCTGGGGACGGTCCGAAGTCGTCCAGCTGATGATCGCCCAGAATGCCATCACCGCCCAGGTCAACGGTATCAGCCGGACCATGCGGATGCAGGAGGACCCGCCCATGAGCTTTGTGGGAGGGACCGGCAACGTCGACACCAAGAGAAGCGCCCTGATGAAACCCGGCGGACGGCTCGCGGAGTCGTCCCCGACGTTCAAGATCGAGAACAACGCGCCCAAGCTGGCCGAGCAGGCCCTGCCCTTCCTGGAGGACCTGCGGGCCAACTTCAACAAGCAGAGCGGCTTTGAAGCGCCGGTGTCGCGGGGTATGGGGGAGCAGGGCGTCCGGTCCGGTGTCCATGGGGAGACCATGGTTAGGATGGCTTCTCCCCGTCTGCGAGATCGCGCCCTCGCGATCGAGCGGACCTATGGCGAGCTGGGGGACCTGGGGTTCCAGCTTCTGCAGGCCAAGATGGCCGACGAGTTCTCGGTGGAGACCACCGACAAGGGGCCGGTGAACTTTATCCTGGCCCAGATCCCCGACGACTACCATCTGGGGGTCGACAGCCACTCGTCGTCGCCGGCGTTCAGCGAGGAGGCCAGGCGCCTGGCGTTCGACCTGGCCCGCGTAAAAGCAGTGGACGACAAGGGGCTTGTCCGCTTGACACACCCTCCCCAGGAGGACACTCTGCTCGCGGAGATTGATGAGCGCCGGCGCAAGCAGGCCGAGATGGTCGCAGCCCACCCGGAACTCCTCCGTCACCACGGACGTCAGTAGTACCTTCCTAGCCTAGGTGCGGTGGGGTACTTCCCCTAGGCAAACCCACTCACTCCGTTCGTCTATGGTTGCGAACGTAGTGAGCAACCATAGGAGAGGCCCATGCGTCGCAAGGGACGTCACGGTCGCCGCGGACGGCGTAAGTAATGGCTGGGGGAGGGCCTCCGCCAGGACCTGGCATGGGGAGTCTGGGACCGAGGCCGCCGTTTGGCGCTTCGCCCCTGACCCGTCCCAGCGCCAACCTTGGCAACGCCGCCAACGGCAGCGCGATGGTCGGACAGGCCGTCGACATGCTCGAGAAGGCATTGCCGGAGATCCCTCCCCAGCATCCTCTTCACAAGGCGGTCCTGACCGCTATCAGCAATCTTAGCAAGCATGCGCCGCCCCAGGCCCAGTCGCCGGGGGTCGGCTTGCAGGCTCTCAAGCAAATGTTGGCCGGCGGCCAACAGCAGTCACCTCTGGCGGCGCTGTTGGCTGGCGCGCGTGGTGGAGGAGGCGCCGGCGGGATGCCCGGCGTGATGCCGCCGCCCGCCGGTGGGGCCGGAGGCCCGCCGCCGCCAGGCCCAGGAGGACCACCCCCGGGAGGCCCGCTTGGAGGCGGACCCCCACCCCCATAGGAGCTGACCATGGCCGATAAGTTTCCCCGCGCCTATAGGAACTCGGTGCCACAGGATCTGGACCACCCCGACAACATGATCGAGCGGGTGCCGTTTAGTCATACGCATGTCGGGGCGCGCAAGAGCGTGCTGAAGACCAGCGGCGAGTACAGCAATCCGTTCACTCTCAAGCACATCCCCGACCAGAACGGACATTGATCGCCTGCCGCGATCAAGGGAGGGACCTATGAAGTACACCTCACCATCAGCGAGCGGAGCGAGCTGATGCCGACCTTAGACCTGACGGACGACCAGGCGCAGCTGCTGGCGACGGCGGAGAAGCTTGGGGGGATGCAGGGGCTGGACCGGATGTACCGGGCCAACACGCTGCACAATACGATCTATGGGGACGCCGCGCTGCGGCAGACCTATGAGGCGCTGATCAAGCACAAGTTCCCCGGCGCGCAGACGACGGCGGATGTTGCTGCCCCTTACGTGGCCCAGATCAACCGCGTCGAGAAGAAGTTCGACGACTTCCTCGCGGGGGAGACCGCGCGCAAGAACGAGGAGCTGCTCGCCAGGCGGCAGGGTGCCTTTAATGAGCGGTGGTCGCAGGCGGTCAAGGACCACGACCTGACCACCGAGGGTGAGGAGGCGCTGGGCAAGTTCATGCAGGACAACCAGCTGCACGACCCCGAGAGCGCCGCGCTCTTATACTTCAAGCGCAATCCAAAGCAGACCGGGCCGCTGACGCCGGAGGGCGTGACGCCCAGCCACTGGGGTATCGGGCCGCTGCCGGGGGAAGACGAGAAGAGCGGTAAGCTGTTGATGGACAACCCCGAGACCTGGGCTGACCTCGAAGCGACAAACATCCTTCGCGAGATGCGGTCGGCAGCGTGATGCCTGCCAGGCTCACATACGTCCCTGTATTCTACTGCGAGCAGTGTGGCCGCTGTAGGCCCCGGACGTATATGAAGGGCTGGCGGTGTTATCACTACAGGCAGAGGTTCTGTTCTCGGTCCTGCGCTAACTTGTCCCGGCCCAGAATGGGCAGCATAGACAAGCACGGCTATCGTGTGTTCAGCAGCAATGGCAGGCAGACCGCCGAGCACCGTCTGGTGATGGAGCAGGCCCTGGGCCGCAAGCTGCGGGCCGACGAGACTATCCACCACAAGAACGGGAAGAGGCTGGACAACAGGCCGGAGAACCTTGAGGTTTGGGCGAGCCGCCATGGACGCGGGGAGCGGGTCGAGGACCTTGTGGCGCACGCCGTCGAGCTTCTACTGGACTATGCCGATTTTATTACGCCAGAGCAGCTAGACGACTTGGAGGACCTGTTCCGGCGGCGTGTCGAATTGCCGGTAACTCCCGAAGCACCTGTGGGGCATGCACTACCTTTAGTAGATGTCGGCCCTGTTCAAGCAAAGGATAAGTAGCTATGCCGCAATTTGGCAGTGGCATCATCCCCTCAGGACCCGTTGGGGTTGAGTTGGCTGCAATCACACGTAGAGCATTCATTCCCGCTTTGGTGGTCCAGATCTACAAGGCGCACCCGCTCCTGTCCCTGTTGCTGGGGAACTCGCAGAGGGCGGCGGGCGGTGTGTCGTCGGTGACCGTGCCGACGCAGGGGGCGTCGTTTGTCCAGTACAGTTGGGCCGGCTTTGACGGGGCGTTCCCGCAGCCGACGGACCTGACCGCCGTGCAGAACGCCGAGTTCAACCTGAAGCTGGGCGTGGTGCCCATCCCGTTCCTGGGCATGGAGGCTTTGGTCCAGGCGACCGAGGTGGTCATCCCCCGGCTGCGTGCCGTGATGGCCGACGCCAAGGCGGTCATGACCCAGACCATCGCCCAGAGCCTGTACCAGAACAATGCGGCGGCCCCGCTCCAGGTCGACAGTCTGGCGCAGGCTTACGACAACGGGGTCAACGTGGCGACGTATGGCGGCATCAACCGCAACGCCAACCCCTTCTGGAGGAGCAACCTGTTTACCGCCGTCGGCAACATCAGCAGCCGCATCGGGGTGGGGACCCGCATCGCCCAGCTGACGTTCTTGAATGGTGGCGAGGCCCCCGATTTCGGGGTGATGAGCTTTGGCGACTGGACCACCCTCATGGAAGACTTCATGGGGGCGGAGCAGTTCAGGACCAACCCGGGCAGCCGCTACGGGATGGACGACGCGGTCAACGCCGGGTTCCGCTGCCTGCATGTGTTGAATGTGCCGATCTTCCCCGACCCGTTCCTGCAGCAGGGGACGATGTACCTGTTTAACACGAAGTATCTGGCGATGTATATCAGTGAGGACGCGCCCTTTGTCTTCAGCGGCTTCGAGAGCACGATCCCCAACTTCCAGATCGCCAACATCGGCGTGGTGATTGTGGCCTTCGATGTGGTCTGCACCAAGCCTGTGACGGGGATGCAGTTGCAGGGCCTGACCAACAACGCTTTTTGACAGCTACAGGTTGTGTTCCAGCTTAGCCTTAACTAGCAAGAGTTGTGTAGCCACCTCGTACAAGTCCGCATCGGTCCCTGTATTCTTAGCGGAGTTGACAGCGTGCAAGAGGAACCGGCAGTTATCGGGAGTGTAGCCCTTTGATGGTACTATCCGGTCAATGGTTGGCGAGCGCGAACGAGGACCTGCCTTTCCAGACATCGTCAGGTCGAAGGGAAGCTCCGTCAATTCGCAGAGGCCGGTCCACCGTTCCCGCGCCCACTCGTGGGTTAGGGAGAACGGCACACCTTTTTGCAAGGCACGCTTCCGGGCAGCAACTACCAGCTTCATCCAGGGGTACAGTTCGCGTGCCCTCTTCTCTTGCCGCTTCGACTGGGCCGCAACCTCTTCGAGTGACAACTTCCGGTAAACTTCGTGGCTCATGGCAATGGCCCTCTCTCGGTTGTCCAGGTACCACTGACGGGATTTGGCATTGGCGTAATCCTTGTTATCCCGGTACCACTGGCGGAGGGACGATTTGGTCCGCTCGGGGTTGTCCAGGCTCCATTGCCGACGGCGGGCGTTGGCCTTCTCCCGGTTCCGGGCGTGGCTTTCCCGGGCCTGCCGACGATGCTTCTCGGGATCGACCTTCGCGTTGTTATAGGCCTGCCGGCATTTGGGGCTACAATAGCGGCGTGGCGGGTAGGCCCGCGTTGCGACAAAGGGGCTTCCACACTGAGCGCAATGCTGTTCCATCTTCTCCTCGACAGTCCTTGCTATTGCATAGCATGACCGTCACCTGCGGAGCAAATTGAAATGCCTGTTATCCGTGGCCAAGGTCTCCCACTGACGCTGGGGAAGAACCCCACGAACACCTTTACGTTAGCGGCTGGGGCCAGCAAGATCGTGCCGGCGGGGCCGGCGTTTGTCCATCTTGGGCAGTACAGCTTCCTGCAGTACTTCGAGCCGGTGATCAACCCGGTGACCGGGTCGAATGCTGCGGTGCAGGGCTTCTGGAAGGAAGTGCCCGCCCCCCGCAATTCCTTTGTGTTTGTCGAGAGCGACGGTGCCAACTACCGGGTCAGCAACATCAGTGGCTGCGCCGTCGGTGCCCTCGTTACCAATGCCGGGTCCGGCTATACCAGTGCGCCGACAGTGACGCCGAGCGCCGGCGGTGCCCAGTTCCAGGCGATTGTCGGCGGCCTGGTCAACACGGCCCAGACGGTGCCGCCGAATGCCGGGAGCGGCTACACCATTCCGCCGCAGATGGTTATCAGCGGCATCTCGTCCTCCGGCTATGCGGTCCAGGCGCGGGCGCACTGCACGCTGTCGGGTGGCGCTGTCAACGCCATCATTGTCGACAACCAGGGAGCCGGGTACACCGCGCCGGTGCTGGCGACGTTTATCACCGACCCCAACGACACCGGGACGGCGATCAACCCGGCGGGTGCGACGATCCAGAACACACCCAACAGCATGCTGCTGGCGATCACCGGAGCGGGGACGATCGCGGCGGTGGTGTGTGTCAACCCGGGCCTGCCGCAGACGGCGGTGCCGACCCTGGCGTTCGCGGGGGGTGGCGGCACGGCGGCGGCGGCGACGGCGCTGATGAATTTCAGTATTACGGGCTACACGGTGACCGGCGGTGGCACAGGCATTCCCGCTGGTACCGCCCTGGTATCGACGGGCGGCAACATCAATACTGCCTCGGTGGTTCCTGTCCATACACAGCCTGATGTCGAGCAGGGCATCCTGTTGCCCCGGCAGGCCAAGGTTGTGCCGGCCCTGTCTGGCGGCGTTATCGTTGCATCGGGCACGACGGCTCCGCTGAACGTCGAAGACTGGGGCATCGGCTTTACCGCCGTCCCGGCGTTCGCGGTCCTCAGCGGCAGCGGCACCACGACGACTGGCGCGACCATTGTGGCGACGGTTGGCGGGCAGACCGATATCATCTACATCCAACCCGTTACGGGGTAAGCCATGGCCAGGACGCCGGGGGTATCCGGGGATGTTGTCACCCAGAACCTGATCATCAACGGCTCGTCGGTCGGCAACCAGTCGGCTATCATGACCGACAGCACGGTGGGTAGCTGGACGCTGTCGGTGGCCGACCTGGTGCCGGGTTCGTCGGAGACCTACCTGATCCTTAACGGAGCGCAGGTCGGCGGCGTTAATGCCCAGTTGCCACTGGCGGCTGCGTTGGTGGCCGCGCTGCCGTTCAATTCGGTGCCGCCGCAGGGGGCGACCTGGGATCTGAGGGTGATCAACCGGGCCAGCGGCCAGATCATCACGATCACCACCAACACCGGGTGGACACTGACTGGGACGATGACCCTGGCCAACAACAGCTGGCGGGACTTCGTGGTCAGCGTCAGCCCGCTTGGGGCTTGCACGCTGACCGCCGTTGGCACCGGCACCGACAGCTAGCTCGCTGCGCTCGCTAGGGGGGCGCGGTCATGGCCTTAAACGCTTATATCACAGCACTGCAAGTGCTGTTGCATGACCAGGCGGGGCTAGCTTACCCGCAAGCCGTGTTGACGGGGTTTATCAACGAGGCCCGGCAGCAGGTCGCGCTGGAGGGCGAATGCATCAACGGTGTCGGGTGGACGACGATCATGCCCGGGTCCGTCGTGTGCGGGGTCCCCATCCAGAACTCGTCGGTCCAGCCGCCGCTCCAGCCTCCCGGCGTGGGGAACCTGGCGACGCCAAAGTCGATCCAGTTCGACCCCGGGACGGTGCTGACGAGCGGGGCCAAGCCGTTGGTAACACTGGAGAAGCGGGGTTGGGACTGGTTCAACTTCTACTGGCTGGGCCTGGCTGCGCCGCCGCCGGGTCCGCCCCGGTGCTGGTGCCCGCTCAACCAAGGCGTGGCCACGTTGCCGCAGGGCGGGGTGGGCTGGAGCGTGGCGACGGGGAGCTTCTACGTGAACCCGCCAAACACGACGTACACGCTGCTGATCAACGGGTTGTGGTCACCCCTTGACTTGATGGGCGACGGGGACCCGGAGGCGATACCGGGGCCGTGGACCGACGCCGTGCCCCATTACGCGCTCTATCTGGCCTTTAAAGATGCAAGGCTGCAATCGCTTGCGCAGCAAGCGATGCAGGAGTTCGAGCTGATGATGGGCCGCGCCAGAGCAATTGTCACACCGCTGCGCGAGCAGCAGGTGTTCCCCGGTGGTCTCGCGGCACGGAGGTTGCCCGGGGAAGCCCCGCCTCAGAGGGGTGCTGGGGCGGGGCAGCCGCCGGCTGCGGCTGCGCCGCAGCAGGGTGGTGGGTGATGCCGTCGGTCGCCGTGTACATGCAGCGCCTGCAGCGCATCCTCGGGGACCAGATGTTCCAGCGGTTCAACGAGTACGATCTGCTGGAGTACATCAACGAGGCCCGGGTGTTTGTCGCCCTGGAGGGTGCCTGTTGCCGGGGCCTGGTGCCGTCAACGGCAGGGCTGTCTTTCATCACGGTCACCAATGGGGGGTCCGGCTATACGTCTGCACCGACGGTTACCGTACAGGCCCCACAGCTGGGGACGCAGGCGGGGGCCGCCGCCACCATCAGTGGCGGGCAGGTGGTCTACGTGCAGGTGACCAATCCGGGCAGCGGCTATTCCACGTTCAACGTGCCGGGCGTAAGCTTTGCCGGCGGCGGAGGTAGCGGCGCAGCCGCTACTGCCAGCCTCATGCCGTTCTGCCAGGCGGTGCAGGGGCAGGAGGTCTATAATCACAAGGACTTTAACCCGATCCTGAAAGGATCGCCCGCGACGCCGGGGCTGTCCGAGATCGTCTCGATCACCAGCTGTGCTGTCTCGTGGGGCAGCATGAAGCCAATGATGAGGTGGATGGAATGGGGCGACTTTCAGGCCTACCTACGGTCATACAACGTTGCTGCCCAGGGGTTTCCTCGGGTGTGGTCACCCTTCAGCTCGGGGTCCGAGGGCAGCTTCTACCTGTGGCCCATACCCGCGCAGAATGCCCAGATGGACCTGGACTGCATCTGCATCCCGACATACATGGACCTGACCGACAACAGCATCATCGACGCGGTGCCCCAGCCGTGGGACCGCGCCGTCCCTTATAAGGCGGCGGCGGTCGCAGTGACGGGGATGCCCGACATGGCTGGGCAGATGCAGATGTTCGAGGCCCAGTATGACGCTCGCATGCGCTTCGCGTCATACGTAGGGAACAGCCAGACCCGGATACCGGACTACTATAATTCAGCTGCCATGGCGTAGCCGTGGCTCAAGGTCAGCAAGAGGCCCAGGGTGCCGGTCTCGCTGAAGGGCTACCTGAAGGTCTGGAGCTGTTCAGCCCGTTCCCGTTCAAGGGAATGGATGTCAAGGGTTCGCCGACGGCCATCGATGATGCGAACTTCGCGTGGCTTGAGAACGTCATGTGGATCGGCAACGGCCAGATGGCGTTCCTTGCCAGCACAGCGAGCGCGCCGCTCTATACGTCGCCGGGGCCGACGATTGCCGTCTTCAGCTTCTTTGTGCTGAACCTGACCCAGTATC